TAGATTGAGAAAAGGTTGGTTTATAACACATTCATCTGATAACGACGATGATGATGAATTTGCAGAACAGAAGAGGTTAACTTTATATGGCTAAACAACCAAATGTAATACCTTTCCAAGAAGGCGCACCTGCTGATACTTTAGAAGTAGAAGAAATAGGCGATGAAGTACTTATAGGCAATGCATCATTAGACGATATTGTAGAAATCACAGACGAACATGATGAAAACTTAGCAGAGCAATTAGATGCAAATGATTCAGCAAAGAAAGCACAGAACCTAATAGATGCTTTTGAAAGTGATAAACAAGCTAGGTCTGAATGGGAATATAGGTATAAACAAGGTTTACAAACACTTGAACCAGATGGTGGTCAATCAGAAGAAGAAGAACAGAGAGCAACAAGAGGATTAAGTACAGTCGTACACCCTATGATTGCAGAAGCCGCAACACAATTTAATGCAAAAGCTATAGCAGAATTATATCCCTCTGGAGGACCAGTAAAGACAACTATTATTGGAGAACCAACAGAAGAACTTGAAGAACAAGCAAGACGTGTAAAAGATTACATGAATTATCAAATTACACAAGAAATGCCAGAGTATTTCCCAGATTTAGATACTATGTTATTTCAATTACCACTTATAGGTCATGCTTTTAAAAAGGTTTTCTTTGACACAAACTTAGATAGGCAATGTTCTCAATTCGTGAAAGCCGAAGATTTTGTAGTTGCACCAGATAGTAAAGACCTACTTACATCTATCAGATATTCGCATATTATAAGAATGCCAAGAAACGACTATAATCGTTATGTTGAAGGTGGTTATTATTTACCTATTGAGTATATGGGTAGCGATATTGACCCTGCAGGAAGTATTGGAGAAGAAATTGAAGGTCTTACTTCTGGAGACGAAGAATATAACGAAACAGTAACATTAATAGAGATGCACGTTTATGAAACATTTGATGGTATTGATGGCATTAAAGATGATGAAGACAATACAAATATGGTGGCATTCCCATATGTAGTAACAGTAGACTATGACTCACAAAAGATTGTTTCAATAAGAAGAAATTGGGAACAACAAGACGAGAAGAAACTAAGACAAAATTACTTTATTTCATATAGATTTCTACCGGGTACTGGTTTTTATGGATTTGGTTTATTTCATTTAATAGGTGGTCTTGGAAAAGCGGCAACAGGTTCATTAAGAGCCTTATTAGATTCAGCCGCTTTCAGTAATATGCAAGGTGGTTTTAAACTTAAAGGTCGTGTTACAGGTGGTGATTTACAGGTTAATCCCGGTGAGTTTGCTGATTTAGATGCTACTGTTGATGATGTTAACAAAGCAATTATGCCTTTACCATTCAAAGAGCCTTCTCAAACATTATTTAATTTAATGACTGCAATCGTTCAAGCAGGTCAAAGATTTGCAAGTACAGCAGATTTAAATGTTGGAGATGTTAACCCAAATGCACCTGTTGGTTCTACTGTTGCTCTTATAGAACAAGGTAGTAAAGCATTTAGTGCTATTCATAAAAGGTTACATTATTCTCAAGGACAAGAGTTTAAATTAATTGCTAAATCAAATGCTAAATATTTACCAGAACAGTTTGACTTTGCACTATCTGGTGTAACAACAAAAATTTATGCAACTGATTTTGATAGTACGATAGATATTGTACCAGTTTCAGACCCTAATATATTTAGTACTGCACAAAGAATTGCACAAGCACAGAGTGTATTACAATTATCACAATCAGCACCACAACTATATGATATGTACGATACACATAAAAGAATGTTAGAGGCATTAAGAATACCAAATATTGGAGAAGTTTTAAAAGAACCAGAAGAAGCTGTAAGACTTGACCCAGTAGATGAAAATATGTCTATCATGTATGGTAAACCAATAAGAGCATTTCCAGAACAAGACCATAATGCACATATTGCAGTTCATATGCAGTTTATTCAAGACCCATCACTTGGTGGAAATCCCGGTGCAACTAATTTACAACCAGTATTAATTGCTCATATAGCAGAACATATTGCTTTATTGTATAGACAAAGAATGCAAACAGCTATTGGTATGCAATTAGCACCATTACCAGATATAAGAAAACCTAAATTTAAATTTGAAGATTTATCGCCAGAATTAGATATGCAGATTTCACAAAGAGCATCTGAAGTTGTTGCACAATCACCACAAATGGCACAAATTGAATCAATAACAAAACTTGGTCAACAACAACAACAAGGTAATCCTTTACAATTTGCACAACAACTAGCACAATTAGAAGGACAAATGTTACAGATGAAGACAAAACAAGAGCTTGAGATTGAAGCCGCAAAAGCAAAACAAGATATGCAAATTAAAGATGCAGAAACAAAACAAGATTTAGCTATAGAACAAGCCAAGTTAAATCAAGATTTACAAGCTAAAATGGCAAAGTTACAACAAGAACTAATGATAATAAGAGAAAAGAATATAGCTAAACAAATAGATAAAGGAGTTTTATAATGGCTAGTAGAGCAGAATATTTACAAATGATGAAGAATATGGAAAAAGACTCAATGGGAGAAGAAAGAATTGCTCCCTCGTTAAATATGGGTTTAGACTCTTTAATGCCTAATATGGGAAGAGGCTCTATATCAAACAGAGAAATGAACCCAACAGGTAATACTGTAGAGCCAATGATGCCTCGCATGACTGACCCTAAACTTAAAGGGTTAAATACACCTCCAATTAGCCAAAAAGACTTTTTAGATATGATAACAAGAAACAAAGGTTCTATGTCTGATAGAGAACTTGAAATGTTAAGTCGTGGTGCAGGTAATGCTGGAGCCGATGCTGGTTCCATCTCTGATTTAGAAAAAGCTTTAAGAGATAGAGTAGCAAATGCATCTGTGGCTTCAATGGGTGGAGCAATGTCTGATAAAGAATTAAAGATGTTAGAAAATGCCATGGGTGGTTCTGTTACAGATGAAATTAGAGAAGCAGTTTCAGCATTAATGGGAATGGGTATTTCAATGACAGATGCTATTGAAGCATTAGGTGATGAAATGCCTATGCCAGAAACCATGACAGAAGGTGCAATGTCTGATAAAGAGATGGGAGTATTAAATAGATTACCAAAAGATATGGGAGAAGGTGCTATGTCTGATAAGGAACGTTCTCTTGGTAAAGATACAACTTATAGTGCTGACTTTGAAGACCAAATTAATACATAGGTAAGAATATGGCAGAAAAACCTCAATTCACTAGAAATGATGTAGCAAGAATAAGAGAAGGTGTCTTAGCAGAAGAGGCAGGTTTTAAACCATTAAGTGGATTAGGTGTAGATTTTACACTTAGACCATCAACTGTATTTGGTGCATTACCTTTTGTAGGTGGATTTGCTAATATTGGTCAAGCAATAGGTAAATATCAACTAGAGGACTCTGCCAATAAATTTTTTGGTGTTAATAAAGGATTTAAAGATACGTCTGTATCTTCTGGTATGAATGATAGTGCTACAAATACTTTAATAAGAGATATAAAGGCATTTAAAGAACAAGACGAATATTCTACCAATCCTAATATTACTCGTGATGACATACAAAACTATATGATAAGTAAAAAGCCATCTTTAGATTTGGCACCTATACAAAATAGAGCTTATACTAAACAAGAAATTGAAGATGGTGATGCAGGTGGTTATAGAGGAGACCAACAAATATATACTACACAACCATTCTCAAGTGGAAGATTTGCACAACAAATGACAGGCGAAACTGATGAATTTGGTTTAAAAGGCGATGACTTTAAATCAGCAATGGGAAGTTATGCTTTATCAAGAAGTATAGACGATAATTTAAAATCTGTTGATGATTTTGGAAACGATAGAATTAATCAAAGTAACATTACAAATGCAGTTGACCAATATGGTAAAAGTACTTATGACAAAGATTTTGCTAGAGCTGTAACAAAAGAAAATCAAGAAGCAAGTGGTAGCGATACTGCATCATCTACTTTTATATGTACTGCTTTGTATGAAATGAAACAAATGCCTATAAACATATATAAATATGACCAAAGATATGGACAATCTGTAAATAGAAAAATATATAATG